ATCATATGCATATTTTATTAGTGGTAATGATTCCGATGATAGTTTTATTCAATCTGCTTTTTTAAATTCTAATACCGTTCCATCTTCTGGGGAAGTATTATATTGTTATCCTTATTTAATAAGTTTAAATGAATGGAGTTCTACTTATATAAAAATAAGTAAAACAGATAAAAATGGAATAAATAATACAGATGCTTTAGGACAAATTAATAAAATAGGTTTTATCTTCCAATTATCATCTGTTATATATGATATTCTAGAAATAAATGAATTACCAAATTATTTCCTATATAAAATTAATAATACATTCCCAGGCCCTCTTACTTTTTTAGCTGATACTGTTAAAGATTATGAAGTTTCTTCTTCATTTACTTCATCAACATATCAAGCTCCTGGAACTGATGTTGTTTTATCCCCATATACTGTAGTTACAGGTAATTCTTTATCTTATTTTAATCCAACTACTGGTATTTATACTTTTGGAAATACCCCAAATGTTCCACTAACATTTACTGCAGAATTAACAACAAGTGGATCTGGAACTACTACTTTTTCAATTAAAAACTCGAACTCTACATTTGCTACAAATTCAACTTCACCAGGATCTAACTCAACAGTAACTATTACCGTGGATATTCCTGTAGGATATATGATTCAAAATGATCAATTTTCCTTAAATGTTAGGAGTTCTGGTAATTCTACCATAAAATCAGGTAGTTTTACAGTTACATTAACAAATGATACACCTATGCCACCTTCACCGGCATCTATTTTCTTTGAACCTTATATAACAACTCCTAATTATTATAATAGTGATGATAATCCTATAATTAATAATGTTGATAATAATCGTTTAAGTACAATATATGAAGATGTGGATTATTCAACAGGTATTACAACACCACAAAATTTCCCATTAATTATAAGTGGAAGTGCTTTAAAATCAGCTGTTCAAGATTCTAATTATACTTCTAAACGTGTTACTTTACCACGTTATGATGGTTGTAAATCAACATCTCAACATTTAAATGTTTGGACTCCTGGAGATGAAGGAACATATGGTAAATTACCATCTGTAGAATCATTAAAAAATGCTATAGCATATTGTGATGGTATTTCAGGATGGACCCCAGAAAGAATGAATGCATCCGCTCTTATGATTAAATATTTAATCAAATCTGATGGTACTGTAGTTATCCCAAATACAACTCCTAATTCACTCTCAGATAACAAAGGTACTTTTGAAACTGGAGAAAATGTAGAAATACAATATAAAAATGCTGGTGGGCAAATATCACCTATGAGAAAAGTAATTCGTGGAGGTACTCGTATTGAACCTATATTGTATACTCAATATGGAAGTGCTCCTAATGCTACTTGGAATACTACTATGAGTTTTACTGATATTGTTCCTTCAAATACTGGAGTAACTGGAAATTATACTGCTACTTTCTTAAAAAATAATTCACAAACTTTATCTAATACAACAAATCCACAAAAAATCACCTTTAATAGTGCTACTTTCGGATCTGCATATTTTGATAATGCTAATGATAGTTATGTTGTCCCTGCAGATGTAATAAGTGATGGTGTAAATTTAATTTTTAATCCTCTTATAGGAGTACTTATTCAAAAATTAACTTTATTTGGTACCGCATATACACTTAATGTTAATATTACTTTAAAATTATATAAAAATGATATTTACCAAAATATTTCTAATACATTTTTATTTACTTTAAATCCTACAACAACATCTTTACCTATTGGAGTAGGATTTAATCTTTTAAATCCACCTTCAATACCATCTACCGATTTTAATGTTGGAGACAAATATTCAATTTATATACAATTTACACATAATTCCCCAAATTTACCTCCAATATTAACAGTTAATCCTGCTTCCCAATTCCAAATAAAACAATATCCTATATTTACCCCATCTATTACTTCATCCGGAACTAATACCTTATGGGGATGGCCAGATAAAACTACATACCCTAATATAATTACTTCATCTAACCAAACATTAGGAAACCCAGACATATATGGAAATCCAAATGTAAAAGCAGTAAATATTACAGGATCAGGATTTAATGGAATCCAATTACCATGGTCCATTGAGTATGGTGATGAATTTAGATTTGAAGGTAGAGAAGATTTTACTTATCAAGTAGCTAAAGTTTTTAGTCCTTCTGATAGTGGATCTGGAAGATTGTTTCAAACAGGATCTATTGAAGTTCACTTCAATGCCCCACTTCCAATAGATGCCAATGCCTCTTCATTTAATTTAGATCACTTTTTAATTAGAAGATATGTTGATGATGCTACTACAGCTATTATAGAAGGATTTGCACCTGCTGGTTCAACAGGACCATATATTATAAAACCTGAATTTGTAGTTCCTGAATTAGATAAAGATTTAGATTCATTTATTTTAGATCTAACGCAGAAAGGCTTGCTAACATAATATTTATTACATATAATACGACAATAATTAAACACAATGGGATATTTAAATAACCAAGTCGTTACAGTCGACGCAATTTTAACAAACAAAGGTAGAGAGCTTTTAGCAAAAAACGATGGTTCATTTCGAATCACACAATTTGCTTTAGCAGATGATGAAATTGATTATACCTTATATAATCCAACACATCCATCTGGATCTTCATTTTATGGAGAAGCAATCCAAAATATGCCTTTATTGGAAGCATTTCCAATTGAGACCCAAATCATGAAATATAAATTAGCTACTCTACCTCGTGGAACAGCTAAACTACCAGTTTTAGATTTAGGATATTCAGCGATTACTTTAGTACAAGGTGCTTCATTGGCTATTACTCCTCAAACATTAAATTATTTAGGAAATAATCAAACATATGAAACAACAGGATACTCAGCTACTATTTCTGATGTTCGTTTAATGAGTACATTTACTGGAGTAGGAATAAATACTACAGCCGCTACTTCAGCTAATACAGCAGCTGCAGCAAATTCAACAACAACATTAGGAACAAATGTATCTGCTACTGTAATTGGTTCTCAAATTAATTTAAGAGCAACAACAGTAAATACATTATTTGGAACAAATACCCAATTATCAGCTACTTTAACTGTTGTAGGTTTAGATAGTGGTGCTAGGTTAACTATTCCAATCACAATTAATAAAACTAATTAAAATATAACTAATGGCATTTAAAAGATTCGATCCTGAAGATTTTGTAGTAAGTAGTGACTCGATCACATCTACAATGTGGTCAACTGGAGCCCCAACATTAACAACATTTTTTACTTCATCCGTTCAAGAAGCTGGATCTTCTGGGAATTATTATTTATCTATTTACCAAACATCATCTGTTTTAACTACAGCAGCTGTTCAATTTGATATAGCTTATGCTAATTCATTAGGAAGTGGAAGTACATTATATAATAATAGTGTTCCTGAAAACTCATATACTAAAACTATATACGGGCAATACCGTTCAATGATTTTAGAAGATGAAAATGCATCTTTTGTTTTTGGAACAGGAGATAATATTGTAACTGGATCTGATTTTTGGGTTCTTTCCATGGAAAGAGCAAGATATAAACAATCATTATTCCCAGGATCTTTAAATTTACAATTATCCGGTTCCGGTGGAATTATTAATTTAACAGATGATTCACTAGATAATCCTGTAAGTGTATTTTTAGGTTCAACAAGAGTATACCAATTAATTTCTGGTTCTAATGGTACGGCAGGTTCATCACCAACTAGTGGATATGTAGCTGGATCAGGTTCATATGGTTTAGTATTTCCTGATTTAGGAACAATTTTATTGAACCCATTTGCACTTTCCCAATCAATTCAAGTTTCCCCAAGTAGATCAAACAATTCAGATGGTTTAAATAATGGAAGATTATATTCTGCCATTTCATTAGGTGCTTCATTTGGTTTAAATTCTGAAGAAACAATTACATCAGATTATGTATTTGTTAGAGCACGAAATAGTGAATTTAATTACTCAGAAAATCCATCATTTATTTCAGGATCAACAGGTGAAGTAATTTATGATAATTTTATCAATTCACCTCAAGTATATGTTACAACTGTAGGAATGTATAATGATAGTAATGATCTATTAGCAGTAGCTAAAATGTCAAGACCATTATTAAAAGATTTTACAAAAGAAGCTTTAGTTAGAGTAAAACTTGATTTCTAAGAATGAATGAGTATATTCAAACCATTTATCACTTCTGACGTTATCGTCTCTCCTTTTAAGGTAAACAAATCGTTTACCTTTCAAGGCAATGAACTTACTGGATCAAATGTAGAAATTGATAGATATATTGGTTTAAATGATACTTCAACTTTATGGGTATCTGGTTCAAATCCAACAGGATACATCAATATCCAAGATAAAATTTTAGTTTATAGATCTATTAAAGAATTATATTATTCAAATTTTCTTGAAGGAAATAATGGCTCCCCAGCAGGTACAGCATCGTTTAATACTGATGGTACTATAACAGGACCTGCTTATACCCCAAATTATTATAATTATTTACCAAATACTTTATTAGCTGATAGATATTTCCCTACAGGATCAGATGAAATTGTAGGAGTTATTTCTATCCCTTCTAATTTATATGGAGAATATGTTAAACCGGGTTCATTCACTTTATCTAATGGTATTCAAAATTTATTTGATGATGGTGAAGGAAATGTATTATCTGGAAGTTTAAAAGTAGGAGATATAATATATGAACATGGAATGATCATTTTAACTAGTGATGGTATTCCTGCTCAAGATGGTTATGGTTATGTTACTTATGAAGGAGGAATATATGGTTTAGGTGATTCATCATTTATAGAAGGTTTTATTAATACAAATAATATAACTTGTTCTTTTGAAAGTACAGTTACTATTTTAGAAAACCAATACAAATGCACTATTAGAGAAAATGAATTTAATTTCTCAACCAACCCAACCCAAATTTCAGGCAGTTCAAATAGTGGAGTTTTATATGATTTTGCAACAGGTTCTTTCTTTACACCATATGCTACAACAGTAGGTTTATATGATAATGCTTATAATTTATTAGCAGTAGCAAAACTTGCTCAACCACTCCCCTTATCTGCAGTCACAGACACAAGCATATTAATAAATCTAGATTTATAAATTCATGTTAAATTGGTTATATAAAAATAAAGAAATAAATACAATTGAAGATTTTCCTGAAGGGACATTTGGATTCATCTATAAGGTTACGTATATTCCTGAAAACATAACTTATATAGGTAAAAAGTCTTTATACCATAATTCAAAGAAAAAATTAGGTAAAAAAGAATTAGAAGCTTTACCAACTACAAGAGGTAGAAAATCATCTACTAAAATAGTAACTAAAGAATCTGATTGGAAGACATATTATGGTTCCGCTAAACCTATTTTAAGTTTACTTAAAGAAAAAAAACATGATGAATTTAGTCGCGAAATTTTACAATTTGTTAGTAGTAAAAAATTACTCACTTATTACGAATGTAAGTATTTATTTGAACATGGAGTTCTCGAACATCCTGCTCTTTATTTCAACGATAACATTTTAGGCAAATTCTTCACAAGAGACTTTGCTTCCCAAGACTAGGTTCATATCTTGAGCCCCATGGTAAACGAATTATTAGTTAATTTAGTAAATGGGGTTTTAGGAACCGGAAAACGCACAGCAAGAGGTAATCAATCCTATACTTGCCCGTTTTGCCACCATCATAAACCTAAATTAGAAGTTAATTTTACTGAAAATAAAGAAGGAATCAATCAATGGGCTTGTTGGGCTTGTGGTAAGAAAGGTAAAACCATAAGAAGTTTATTTAAACAAGTTGAAGTTGATTCTAGTTATTTTCATGAACTAAGTAAATTAGTTAAAAATGTATCTCGTGATGATATAGGTGAGGTAAAACATTCTATACTTGAATTACCCAAAGAATTTAAAACATTTCTCAACAATAAAGATATTATAGCAAAACATGCTCTTACTTATCTTAAAAACAGAGATATTACAAAACAAGACATTCTTAAATATAATATAGGATATTGTGATTCAGGCCAATATGCTAAAATGATAGTTATACCCTCGTACGATGCTAACGGTAAATTAAATTATTACACCGCGAGATCATTCGAGAAAGATCCTTACACCAAGTACCGCAACCCTGAAACGTCT